AGCCAAAGGAAATGTTTGATGTTTTAGAAGAAAATTGATTTTTATTAAGATTAAATGATTATATATAAAAAATGAAGGATAAGCAGTGAATTCATTCACTGATTTATTCAATATTAATTGTACAAGGAGGTGTGGGAAGAGGACCTCATCCAGGAGTGGCCGGCAGGAATGCCGATGGACAAAGGAAACGACGTGCCGCAATGCAAAGAATGCGAGCATTGCGAAATAACTCCGGAAGGCAAGAGAGGGAACCGGCACTACTGCAGGAAGGAAGACCGGCACGTTTTAGGAAGATACGCCAGGACCAGCCCGCCATGGTGCCCGCTGCGCAGAGAGGAGGAAGCAGCAGATGAAATCGATGATGAAGAGACTGATTTATAACATCAAGCGCTTTGCTCACTCACTCAAGGTGAGATGGAGGATCCGGAAGACACCGAAATTCATGCGCAAATTTGAATACTGGTGGCATATGGCAGCATACGATACAGCCCAAGTGCTAAAAGGAGTTAGGCCCATGGCCAAAGACACCCTGGACAACATGGCAGACCTGGTCGGCATAGAGAGACAAGAGGGAGAAACTGACGAGGAGCTGCGAAAGCGAATAATCGAAATCGTTAAAAAGAAAGGAGGAATGGCCCGATGATGATTGAGTTTTGTGGAAACTGCAAGGTCGGTGCAGAGACCAAGGACATATATCCAGTAGTGTGTCCTTATTACAAGAAAGCACCAGGCAAGCACTGTGCAAACCACAGGCCACTCCCATACAAGCCCAATGACGGCCGCATGGTTTATATTGCCAGCGCGATGAGAGGAGACATCGAAGGGAACCTGAAAAAAGCTGCAGCATACTGCCAGGCAGCTGCAGAATCCGGAGTGATACCAATCGCTCCACACCTTTATTTTTCATCCTATCTGGACGACAGGATCCCAGAGGAAAGAGCCGCCGGCATGGAGATGGGACTGCAGATCTTGAAGAGATGCGACGAGCTCTGGGTATTTGGTACACCAACAGAAGGTATGAAGGCGGAAATCAAGCTGGCCAAGAACCTGAACATTCCGATCCTTTACATACCGGAAGAGACTATAAATAAGATTTTAGAGAGGAGATGCATAGCATGAACAAAGCAATATTCACAGGACGCCTGGGTGCTGATCCAGAGCTCCGGTACACAACCGCCGGCATTCCGGTCTGCACTTTTAACCTGGCAGTAGACAGGCCAAAACCAAAGGATGGAGAAGCCGGAACCGACTGGCCAACCATTGTGGCATGGAGGCATAAGGCTGAATTTGCAGCGAAGTATCTGACCAAGGGACGCAAAATCCTGGTCGTGGCCACAGTGAGAACCAGGGTAACAGAAGACAACAATGGCAAGAAGCGCAAAATCACAGAGTTCTGGGCCGAGGAAATAGAGTTCTGTGACAGCAAGCCACAAAACGGCACAGCAGGAGCAGACATACACCAGGACGACTACAGCGATTATTATTCGGAAGACGGCTTCACACCGGTGGATACTGATGAGGATTTGCCATTTTAGAGAGGAGGGGAAGTATGGCGATGGACAGCAAGGAGTCAATGGGCATAGCAGGCATGAGCTTTGCCTGCTTAAGCACAAGAGTATTAGAAATAGCTATTCAAAAAGGAGTAGAGGCAGGAACCAAGGCAGCAATGGATTATTTAATTGAGGAAAAAAAAGCGCAGAGGAAAGGAAGGTATGATCGACGACTGCGCAATACCCGTTTATTGCTCAAGAATTACAGGGCACTAAAAAAACATGTCCAGGGCGCCGTGTTCAACGCCAAGCAGGCAAAAGAAAGCGCAATAGACATATTAGACGGTTTGGACGAATACTGCTTCGATGATAACTTGTATATCGAGAGCATAAAGAGGAGCCAACAGAGGACATTTATCATCTTACAACACATAGACGAGATGTTGAAATATTTCAGAATATACTGCGAGCAATCAGGCAGGGAGGAAGAGATGAGATGGTATAGGATCATCATGAAGACCTACATAGACGAGGAAAGGAAAACAGCTGAACAAATTGCAGAGGAAGAACACATAGAAAGGCGCACAGTTTATAAGAATATCAATGCAGCAATAAAACCTCTCTCTGCCCTGATTTTTGGCATTGACAGCCTCAAACTTTACTAAAAAGTATGGTGCAAGAACCATGCCAGCACAGGGCACAAATTGGGCACTGTAAAGGCACTTTAAATATTATAAAATGATAGCGTGGAGGAGTGGAAATATGGCCAAGAAAAAGGCAACAAATACCTTCATCGAGATTGACTACTCAACCGAGGCAACACCGAGGGCAGTAACACCGGATGGAGTACCGGTTTTCTGTGCTCATGATGATATAATTCCGATTGAAAAAGCGGTACCGAATCCAAAGAACCCGAACCAGCATAGTACAGACCAGATCGCGAGGCTTGCACGGATAATCGAAGCTACTGGATGGAGAGAGCAGATAACTATCAGTAAGCGGTCAGGTTTCATTGTAAAAGGGCATGGACGCAGGCTGGCTGCCATTGAGCGCGGCTGGAAATACGTACCGGTCGACTACCAAGAGTACGCAAGCGAAGCCGAGGAATGGGCGGACCTTATAGCAGATAACAGACTGGCCGAGCTCTCAACCCTTGATACAGGTATGCTGGTCGACTTAATCAATGAGATGGACACCGGAGAGGTGCCAGTGGAAATGACCGGTTACACCGAGGAAGACCTGGCGGCCATCATAGCAGCTCTGGCAGGAGCAGACGACACAGTAGATGACAAGGTCGATGATGTACCGGAGACGCAAAACATACCAATGACCAAGGCCGGAGACATCTGGTTCCTTGGACCTCATAAATTGTTGTGCGGCAGCGCAACTGACAGAGAGGCCATCGAGAAACTGATGGCCGGAGAAAAGGGCCAGATGGTCAATACTGACCCGCCATACGGAGTGAGCTATGAGACCCAAAGCGGCAAGTTCGACATGATCAAGAACGATGATCTTACCGGTGACGATTTAATGGCCGGCCTTCTGATACCGGCATTCAAGAATTACGTGGAGTTCACGGATCCGGACGCAGCCTTTTATATCTGGCATGCCAGCAGCACCAGGCGAGACTTTGAGGATGCCATGACAGCTGCGGGCCTTATAGAGAAGCAATGCATCATCTGGGTAAAGAATGCACCGGTCCTGGGTCATGCAGACTACCAATGGGCACATGAACCGTGTTTCTATGCAGAGAAAGCAGGCCAGAGCGCCCACTTCTACGGAGACAGATCGCAAAGGACCACCTGGAAAGTAGTCCTCCGGGATAGCAACCACATGGCAACGGTTCTCACAGGAGGTGTCGTATTGACCGATGGAGCAGGAGGAAAGGTATTCCTCAATGATAAGCCACCAAAGGGCAAGAAGATCAGGTATATACGCTTAAGCGAAGGCAAGAGCGTCTGCCTGTATCCGGAGAGCAAAGCCTCCACAGTCTGGGAAGTAGCCAGAGAAACCGGTACAGAGCACCCGACACAAAAGCCGGTAGAACTTGCAATCAGAGCCATAGACAACAGCAGTAAACCAGGAGACCTTGTGCTTGACTTCTTCGGAGATTCCGGGAGCACACTTATAGGAGCTGAAATGACCGGCAGGCGATGCAACATGGTGGAGCTGGATCCAAGATACTGCGATGTGATCATTAACCGGTATGTGCGTTTTACAGGAAATATCGGAGTGACCTGCCTGCGAGATGGCCAGGAGCTGACATATATGCAGCTTAAGCAGGAGAACGACAAGCTCAATGGCCTTGCGGGGGGGGTACAGAATAGTGATATTTAAGGCAAGGTGCACATTGACCCGATTTATTCGTTTCATAGACAAAATATTCAGGAGATAACGGCAGGTCACAACAAAGGGCCTGCCTTTTAATATTCAGGAAAGGAGGTAGCAGCATGGGGAAGCGCAAGGAAAATGTCTATCCGTGGGAACGGATCCCAGGGGAGACTTCCAGGGAATATCAGAAGTTCTGTGCATACCGGGACATGAACTCATCGGATAAACCAATCCGGAAACGCAGCCTTCAAAGGCTGGCCAAGGAGCTGGGACTTTCACTGGACCACCTAAAGAAGTTAAGCGCCAAGAATGACTGGGTAAGCAGAGCCGCAGCATATGACGAATACCTAGATGAGCTGGCCAGAGAGCAAAACGAGGCTGAAATCATCAAGATGCGTAAGAACCATGCGCTGCTGGCCTCTCAAATGATCACCAAGGCGGCCAAGAGGCTGCTAACAATGCCGGAAGAGGAGATAACCGCAGCCGACCTCGTGCGCCTGGTCGATGTCGGAGTTAAAATCGAAAGATTAAGCCGCGGCGAGTCCACCGAAAATAGACAGATAAGCGGAGAGGCAAAGGTCATTCACCAGGGAGAAGTAACGGTTAAAAATCCGATGAGCCTGGACCTTTCCCGATTATCTGACGAGGAGCTGTCGAACCTTGAACAGCTACTGGAAAAACTACATCCAGAGCCAGATGTTTGATGTTAACGCTCTGCGGAAAGCGATCCTGAAGGAGAAAGCGGAGCGCAACCTTTCAGAGTTCATCAAACAAGCATGGCAAGTAATCGAACCAGGCACGCCGTATGTAGAGAACTGGCACATTGATTTAATAAGCGAGTATCTCCAAGCGGTGGATAACTGCGAGATATTGAGGCTTATAATCAATATCCCGCCCCGGCACATGAAGTCCATACAAACAACAGTGTGCTACCCAGCCTGGTCATGGATCAAGAAACCGGAAAAGCGTTTTATAAAAGTTTCATACAGTGACAGCTTATCCAGGAAGCATAACGTACTCTGCAGAGATATTATTAGAAGCCCATGGTACCAGAAAAACTGGGGAGACCGGTTCAAGATCAAGGACGACGTCGACAGGCAGGATGAGTTCAAAAATAATCACCACGGAATGATGTTCTCCACGAGCGTAGGCGGCCGATTAACCGGTGAAGGTGGAGACGTAATCATCGTGGACGACCCGCAAAATCCTCTCATGGCCAACAGCGCCACAGAGAGAGAAGCATCGATAGCATTCTTTAAGAACACGCTGCAGACCCGTCTCAATGATCCGAAAAAAGGCGCAATAATCGTAATCATGCAGAGACTGCATGAGAACGACCTGACAGGCTACATTCTTTCAGAGCAGCTGGGATATGAACATGTATGTCTGCCTGCAGAGGCTCCAGAAAGGACAATTATTCATTTTCCGATAAGTGGCCGTGAGATTATCCGGGAGAAAGGAGATCTTCTTAATCCACAGCGCTTTGACAAAGAAACCCTGGAAGGCCTCAAGAAATCCATGGGAAGCGCTCAATATGCCGGACAGTTCCAGCAGACACCGGCGCCGGCTGAAGGTTTAATATTCAAGAGAGAATGGCTGGGGAATTTCTTCAAGGCAGCACCTCACCAAAGCATGCTTATTCAATCCTGGGATATGCCGTTCACTAAAAGCGAAGGCAGCGCCAAATGTGCCGGCATAGTCATGGGGAGAAACGGAGCCAATATTTACATTCATGACCTGGTGAACGACAAAATGACATTCACCGAGAGCGCGGCCGCGGTTCGAACACTAACCGGCAAGTGGCCAAAGGCCAGAGCGAAGGTTATAGAGAACAAGGCCAACGGACCGGCCATTGTCGACTACCTAAAAAAAGAGATCCCAGGCATGGTGGAGTTTAACCCGAAGGGCAGTAAGGAAGAGCGTGCAATCAGTGTAACACCTTACTTTGAAGCGGGGAACATCTGGTTCCCGGATCCGGAAACGCACCCATGGGTGCACGACCTGATCAACGACCTTTTGATATTTCCAAAGGGAACATACAAGGATACCGTAGACGCCCTGGTACAAGGTATTTTATATCTCATGGATAAACCGTCCATGACAGGACCGCCAAAGACCAGTACGCTCACAAAGAGCAGCTACTGGCGGCGATAACAAAAAGCACTATACAAGCACAGTGCAAGTATGGTGCTTGAATGATACCAATACCAACCCAGCACAGGGAGAGCACAACAAAAGGTGAGGTAACCTCAAAAACAGCGTCGAATGATAAAAATCGACACAAAAATGATGAGCTTACAAAAGCGTTCAAAACGCTTATTTTTTATTCGCTTCAACCGTTCCAAACCCAGCAATAATGCGGCTTTGCAAAAAGCACAGTGCAAGCACCATACAAGCACAGTAAAAGCACAGAACGAGCCCTGCTGGTACCCTATTACCTTTAACCTATTACCTTTTACCTATTACCTATCACTGTATAGTGCGACGGGTAGGATGGGAAAGGAGGGATAAATAAAAACAAAGAGAGGAGAGATCTATCATGGACACCAAAGGCTATCAATTAAGGGCCCGTTTCCTTCAGGAAGCTGAAGAGAAAGGACCAACAGCACAAATGCTGATAGTAGCTGTCAAGCTGCCAACCGGAGCCGTCGAGCTTATCACAAACACGGCCCTGCTGCACACAAAGATAGACTACTACAAAAACGCATATGATGAGGAATTCAGGCTAAAAGGGAACTCCAACGTGCAGATAGTAGGCTTCATGTTTGTGTAGCCAGGACAAGGCGGAAAGGGAGGTGAGAAAGTAAATGGCTAACGATAATTTCAGGGAAATCGGCCGCATCGGACAAAAAAGATATGGTGGCTTTTTCTATGAGGAATTCCTGAAAGATCTCCAGGGAAGGAAAGGCGTCGAGGTCTACAAAGAGATGAGCGAGAACGACGACGTAATCGGCGCAATTCTTTACGCAATTGAAATGTTAATCAGACAAGTATCCTGGATGGTTCAACCAGGAGGACCCACAGCAAAGGACGAGGAAGCTGCAGAGTTCATCTACCAATGTATGGACGATATGCAGGATACATGGACAGACACGATATCGGAAATCCTTTCATTCCTGACATATGGATGGAGCGCTCACGAAATCGTGTACAAGAGGCGCGCCGGCAAGAGCAAGGATCCACGACTAAACAGCAAATACAGCGACGGACTCATAGGATGGCGCAAGCTGCCAATCAGAGCGCAGGAGACCCTCTGGGAATGGGTATACGACGATGAGGATAATCTCCTCGGAATGACTCAAATGCCACCGCCAAGGTACGAGCTCATCACGATACCAATTGAAAAGCTGATGATCTTCAGGACCAAGAGCAGGAAGGGCAGCCCTGAAGGAAAGAGCATACTCCGTAACGCATACCGCAGCTGGTACTTCAAGCGCAGGATCCAGGAGATAGAGGGAATCGGTATCGAAAGAGACCTGGCCGGTTTTCCAACATTGACAGCTCCGGAGGGAATGAACATCTGGGATGAAGACGACCCAGAAATGGTAGCTGTCAGGATGGCCGCAGACCGAATTGTCCAAAACATAAGACGGGACAGTCTGGAAGGTTTGACATTACCGGCCGGCTGGAAGCTGGAGCTCTTAAGCACAGGAGGGCGCCGACAGTTTGACACCAATGCAATTATTGAGAGATACGACACCAGGATAGCAATGACCGTCCTGGCCGATTTTGTTTTATTAGGTCACCAGAAGGTGGGAAGTTTCGCACTGTCCAGTGATAAGACAGAACTCTTTGCAATGGCCGTCGGAGCATACCTTGACATCATCTGCGAAACTTTCAACAACAAGGCAATCCCAGCGCTGATTGATTTAAACGCTCAACACTTCGCCGGCATCACCGATTATCCTACGCTGCAGCATGGCGACATTGAGAGCGCAGACATTCAGGCTCTGGCCTCTTATATCAAGGATATGACAGGCGTCGGCATACTGGTACCGGACGACCACCTCGAAGATTACGTGAGAGAAGTGGCCGGCCTGCCGGAAAGGCTGGATGATGGGACCAACCCCAGGCAGCCAAAACCGGCAAGGGACAGAAATTCTGACGTGAAGCCTGGCAAAGAGGCAGACAGTGACGACCTTGTAGATTTGGAGGACGATGAGGAAGCTGTAAAGAAGGCCATGGAGAGATTGGGGAGGTATGATTGATGTTCAGGATCCGGAAGTCAATTCACCTGCACCCGATACACAAGGCAAAGAGGAAGAGCAAAGCAGCACAAGAAGTCCTCGACAAATTAAACGCATTCCTGGACGCAACGGAGCCCGAACCGGTGTTTTTCCTCACCAGGCTATGGAACGACCAGCAGCAGGCAATAACATACAAGGAGCTGCGTGAGGCAATCCTCAACGGCTACATCGACGTGAAGACCATCCAGGCCTGGCAAAACGACTACGCAAACTTTGTAAACGAACACCTGAAGCCTTTATGGATTGAGGCTATGCAGGCAGCAAATGCAGACTTGATGGCAGCACATCCGGAATATTTCTTCGACCCAATGAGCCAGGGTGTCCTTAAGTGGATCAACGAACATGGAGCACAATGGGTAACGGTAATAGCGGAGGAGCAGAAAGAAGCAATATCGGCCATGCTGCAGCATGCATACAGCGGAGCCTTCACCGTTGACGAGCTGGCCAGAGCGATCCGTGCGACGATAGGCCTGAATAAGGTCCAGGCCAAGGCCAACCTGAACTACTATCAGCATGTGAAGAAAACTCTCCTGGAAAACAACCCAGGCATGAAGGAATCAACGGCCCAGAAAAAAGCCCAGGAGGCAGCGGCAAAATATGCAGCCAAGCAGCATAGGCAAAGAGCTTTCACTATTGCCACAACCGAAATGGCCTTTGCTTACAACAAGGGAGCTGACGAAGGCATAAAGCAGGCCCAGGAGCAGAACCTCATAGGCAAGGTGGTGAAAGTTTGGAGCACAGCCGCAGATGAAGGTGTATGCTCTATATGTGGAGCATTGGACGGCGTCGAAGTAGAAATGGGCGCTGATTTTGATTTCAAAGGCAATGAATTATACAGCGGTCAGAAGGAAACCCCGCCGGCGCACCCACGCTGCAGATGTGCATTGCTTTATGTCGAAAAAGAACCTCCGAAATACCAGGCGGTACCTGATCAGGAAGTGATCCAGAACTGGAACCCGGAAGATCAAATACCAACACCTGAACATCCGGAACCAGCAAAGCCAATAATACCACCGGCAGAGAAAATGCCGCCAGGCATGAAATACAAAGGAAAAGCAAACCTCGGAGGAACCGGAGAAATGCACTTATACGTCGATGAGACCGGCCAGGAATGGCTATTCAAGCCGGCACAAAGCAAAGCTGGAAAACCAGAAGCCTTCAGGGCATACGTCCAGGAGGCCGGATATAAGGTCCAGGCAATAATAGATCCAGACACAGCGGTACCCGTAGGAACCGGGGAACTGGGCGGCAAGTTTGGAGCCTACCAGAAGAGAATAACAACCATAAGCGATAAAATAGACCTGAAGCACTGGCAATACACCAGCGAACAGCTACCACCAGGAATGGCAGCGCAGCTGCAGAGAGAGCATGTAACCGACTGGCTGCTGGCCAACTTTGACAGCCACGGCGGTAACTTCGTAATGGACGACGCAGGACGGCTCATAGGAACAGACAAAGAACAGGCTTTCAGGTATATCAAGGAAATAGGCGCCCAGCAGATGAGCTACACATACCACCCAAACGCAACCTACGGGGAAACAGAGCCGATTTATAATACCTTATTCCGGAGGTTTGCAAAGGGAGAAATCGACCTGGATCTGCAGGATACCTTGACCTATATCAAGAGAGTGGAGGCGATCCCGGACAACCAATACCGGGAAATATTCAGGGACTATGCAGAAGCTCTCTACGGGAAAGGCAAAGAAGCAGAGGAGTTACTGGACATTATCGTCGACAGAAAAAACCGGTTAAGAGAAGACTATCGCCAGTTTTTCAGTGACCTTCTCACCGAGCGAACCGGCAAAAAACAAGTATTCGTCTGGGCGGATGAAGCGGCAGAGCACATAAAGCAGCCACTGACAGCAGTAACGCACAGCCCGGAAGCACTTCAGAAAATGAACGTGGCAGAGCTCAAGCAGCTGGCCAAGCAAAAGCAGATCCCATACTACAACAACATGAATAAGACCCAGCTGGTAACAGCCATATCGGACCCGGTAAAGGCGCCGGAAATGAGTGCCCAGGTAAGAAACAGGCTGCTGGCCAACGAAGCAGCGAGGAAAGCTGCAGCAAGGACGCCGGCACCACAGAAGGCCAAAGAGATCATATCTGCAGATGAAATATTCAAAGACGCCTCAATCATTCCGGAGAAAAAACTGGGCATTCCGGTCAGGAGCGACAAGGGCAGCGTTGAAGGCCTCAATTTAACGGCCAGGAGGATGCGCATATTAGACGACGCAAGCGGCACCGAATACGAGGTATACGAAATATCCGGAAAACTCACCAGGGAAACATGGTCCAAGACATGGGATAAGATGAAACCCATAGGAGAGATAGGAGAGCTTGAATTTGAGCTGGCGGACGATGCCAAAAAGCTCTTTGCTTCCAAGGCGGACCTTGGAGCTTCCATCAGAAGCATTAAGGTAATAGATGGAGAAACAACATTCGAGCTTTACATTGATGGCCAGACCAGGAGATACAATGGCTGGCGCGGCTTCTTTAGATTGAGAACACCGGTAACCTCAAATGGAGCCGCAGACGCTGCGAACATGAGAAATATGCTGCAAAAACTAGAGCTTGATGATCTTTTATTGAATCCAGACAGCGAAGCAGAAAAAGTATTCAAAATGAGCCGACTTGTATTGCAACACGCCCCACATCGTATCCAGGAATTAGATGGTTTGACGCCGGAGCAAATACCGGTTAAACTGGATATGATAATGAGGCAAGAAGGAATAGACCCGAAACGTATAAATAACATGAAGCTGGTTAAAGTCTTTGATGGATATTCAACATACGTCGAAGAGGGAATTGTCGAAACATACAAGAAGGCAGGTCTGAAATATATCTGGACTGGAGTTCCGGATGCAGACGATATCGTAAAGATCATCCAGAGTCCAGGCCTGATGTCAAACAACAACCGTTTCAGAGCAGGATTGAGGCGCACAGGAGCAAGCCCGGTAGAGGATTTCAGGACCGGCGGCAGCGATAATGTATTCACCAGGTTAGGTGTCAAAAGCAAAAGCAATCCAAGGTTTGACGACTGCTACCTCGGGAACCGATACCGCATTCTTATTGATCCAAAAGTCATGGAGAGAACCGACTGGTACGCATACGAGGAAGACTCCTTCGGAAGCTCGGATCCGTCGGCGCTGGCCGGCAGGCTTTCACCGGTGGAATTCATCAAAAGAATGGCCTCGAGCTACCGATACGGCAACGAAATCATGTTCAGGCATGGAATAGCGAAGGAGACCTTCATCGGAATATCATGCCAGAGCAACGCGCTCCGAGCAGAGCTCCTGGAGAAGTTCAAACAGGCGCACATTACCAAGGTAAACGGGATACCGATAGAAGATTTTGTAAAGGTGGGATCTACGATATGATAGACCAAAGAGCTGTATACGTCTTCAAACCACCGGGAGAAAAAGATTTCACCGGGATAGCGCTGGATGTTCACATTCACAAAGAAGCCCTCCGGTTCTTTGATACCAACAGAGGACACGAGCTGCCAGGCAAGGTAACCCAGGAGACCGACAATGGATTTACATTCACATCAACAGGAATGGTCCAGGGAGAATGGCAGTTTAAGGTCCTGGGAATTGGAGAGTTTAAGCGAAAATACTTCAAGCTGGTCGAAGGCGGCCAAGCGCTGGCGGCCAAGCTAAACACTACGGAAGACCTCCACCAATGGTATCGGAGGGAGTTTAAGATTTAAAAGAAGACTGGGGAGAGATCCCCGTCTTTTTGCGTTTTTGGAAGGAGGTAGATAACATGGCCAAATTCAGCGACCTGGTGAGCGTCAAGAAGGACCAGCCGAAACCGGCAAAATCAACTTCAGGCGTGATAAAAGGTCGCTTCAAGATCCAGAAATCAGACGACGACAAAATGCTGGCCTTTGGATGGGCCAATGTAGCAGTTACGGCCAGCGGTCAACAGATAGAGGACTATCACGAGGACATGATAGACCCGGAAGAGCTGGAGCAGGCCGCGTATAAGTTCGTGGAGCTTTACCGCGAAGGTGGAGAGCAGCACGAACGCGGAGGAGTGGCCGTACTCATTGAGAGTATGGTATTCACTAAGGAAAAAATGAGCCTCCTGAACATTCCGGAAGGAACGCTGCCTGAAGGCTGGTGGATAGGCTTCAAAGTATTAGATCCGGATGTCTGGGAAAAGGTAAAGGACGGTACCTACCCGATGTTTAGCATTGAGGGAGAGGCCATCCGAGAGGAAGTCACCGAAGAGGAATAACAGAATATCGGTAAATCAAGAGACGGCGAGCAATCGTCGTTTTTTGTTTTATATAAATCAGCCGGGAAAGGAGGAGAGACGCGGAAATGGCATTCAAACTAAAAGACCTTAAAATCACCAAGGTGGATTTTGTCGAGGCCGGAGCAAACCCAGAAGCAAATATCCTGCTGTTTAAGAGCAAAGACGGAACTCCGGGAGCAAAATCTACCGAACCCCCTGCAGCGAAAGGAGGTGAGAAAAGCGAGAGCCCAGTAAAGAAGTTTTTCTCTGCAATAGCAAAAGCTCTGGGCATAGCTGAAGACGAGCACGTAGGCGAGGCAATCGAAGTAATCGCCAAAGGTTATGAAGCTGCCACATTCGGAGAAAAGATGGATGAGCAGAAGCGCAGGAGAGTAACCAGCGAAATCTGGGACGTTTGCTACGCCTTGGAGGAAAGCCTGTGCTCCATTATCTGCGACGACGATGTGCCGGAAGATGAAAAGCCCGGCATGATGGAGCAAAGCCTGAACGAGTTCGCAGAGGCTGTGAAAGAGCTTATCCCAACCTGGGCCCAGGGAAAGACCACAAACAAGATCGCAAAGAACGATCAGCCCATCACACCCGCAAGGCTTGAATTTGCCAAGGCTGCAAAGGAAAAGCTGGAGGCAATCATAGCCAAAGCTGAAAAGGATCCGGATACTGATCCGGACACGGATCCGGAAGACACGTCCGTTAAGGACAGATGCAAAAAACCAAAACAAAAAAAATCGAAAGGAGACGTAGAGGATATGAAGATTGACAAAAGCAAACTTACACCTGAAGAGCTCGCAATGCTTGAGGCTATCGAAAAGAAGGCCGGCATTCCTGACGAGCCCGCAAATGACCCTAATCCCGCCGCACCTGCAACTGAAGTAAACAAGAGCGCAGGCCAGGCAGGGGACAACCAGAACACCGGAGAAGAGGAAGACATCTACAAGGGACTTCATCCTGCGGTAAAGGCGGAGCTTGAAAGACTTCGCAAGGCAGCAGACCAGGCAGAGGAAAAAGAGCTGACCGAGATTGCAAAGAAGTATGAGATCATCGGCAAAAAGCCTGAAGAGCTGGTACCTCTCTTTAAGAGCTTAAAGAAAGCCGGCGGCAACGCCTATGAGCAGATGATCGCCATACTTGACGCCAGCGTCGAAGCCGTAGAGAAATCCGGAATCTTCTCCGAAATCGGCAAAAAAGGAAACGATGGCACCATCGACGCATGGGCAGCCATTGAAAAACATGCTGATGAGATCCAGAAATCCATGCCTAATTTAACGAGAGCTCAGGCAATCGACAAGGCATGCCAGCTTCACCCTGAACTCGTACATGAGTATGAAAAAAATAGATAAGGAGGAATGAACATGTATATCAGCACAGGAATCAATGATAGCCCGGTAATCACCGGGAAAGCAGCTGCAGCCATTGAAAATGGTGCTTTTCTTGCTGCCAAGTTTGATGCAAACGGAGGCATTGTTCTTGCCGGTGCAGGCGAGAATGCGCTCGGCCTTTTGATTGCTACCACTCCGGAAAATGTGGCAGCTGGCGAGGACGTAACCGTCCAGATTAAAGACATTGGCCTCTGGAAGACCGGAGGTGCCGTAGCAGCCGGCGCAGAGCTTACACCTGACGCCAACGGAGCGGCCGTAACAGCTGCAGCAGGAAATTATGTTACTGCAATCGCGCTCGAAGCTGCGACAGCTGCAGGCCAGGTAATCAAAGTACAAATAGTTAAGTCAGGCAAATTGCCGGCTTAAAACCAACAAGAAAGGAGATAGCAGACTATGAAAGGAACAAGCATATCTAACATTCAGGTACAGATCGCTAAAGGCTGGAGGCCTAATAACTACCTGACAAACATGTCCATGGCTTTCTTCCAGGAGGAAGGAGACTTTGTGGCAACATCGATATTCCCGATTTGCCCTGTAGCATTGAGCTCCAGCTATTACTACACATTCAGCAAGGCTGATCTTGCGAGAGACAACGTGCAGAGAAAACCTGCATTTGGAAAGGTTCAGCCTGCATTGATGGGGCAGACAGACAACACCTACAAATGCGAAGTGGATCAGGTAATCGTAGGCATCGACCAAATCGACGCATTGAACTACCAGAGAGCAAAAGCACCTGGCGTAGCAGATCCGAGAAGGGCAAAAGTCAGATTTGTTACAGAACAACTGAAGCTCCACCTGGATATTCTCTTTGCTCGTAACTTCTTCACTCCACTGGCATGGCAGAATGTATGGACCGGCGTAAACGCCAACCCTGGTGCTAATCAGTTCCTGAAGTTCAACGATGCCAACTTCGATCCCGTTAACTTCTTCGATGCCAGAATTAAGGACATCAAACAGGCTGGCCGCAGAAGACCTAACAGGCTGGCCCTCGGTATCGACGCATACAATGCATTGAAGAACCATCCAGATATTGTCGAGAGGGTAAAATACACCGGCAGCACAGCCAACCCTGCAATCGTAACACCTCAAGCGCTTGCAGCAATCTTGCAGATTGAGGAAGTAAAGGTTCTCGAAAGCACTTACAACGCAGGCGGCATCGGTCAGGAAGACATGCAGTTTGTATGTGCAACCGACGGCGCACTGCTCTGCTATGCAACCGACAATCCTTCCATCGATGAGCCCAGCGCAGGATACATCTTCACCTGGGATATGCTCGGAAACGGTCAGTACATCGCAATTGACCAGTACGAAGGAGAAAGAGGCACACATGCAGAGTTCATCGAAGGCTTGATGGCCACTGACATGAAGAAGACCTGCGACGATCTGGCAATCTACTTTGATCAGTGCGTATAAAAGAAAAGAAGGAGGATGGGCACAGATGAACGGTAACAGTTACGGTTACATTTGCAAAAAAGCGTGTGTACTTGGAGGCGTCGCCTATTCAGAAGGCGACGCTATTCCAGCTGAAGCCGTTCTTCCGAGCCGTGAAAAGGTCTTAATCAAGCAAGGGCTTATAGTTCCGGCAGTGAATGTTGACGTGCTACTGGAGGAAAACAATTTTTTAAGAGCGAAGGTAGCCGAGCTTCAAAAGACCGGCGGAGAAGCCCCAGAATCGCCCAGGAACGACGAAAAAGAGCAAAAGGGTATTATTATTATACCTATCACTGCAAAAGGCGGCCTAATTGAGCTGGAAATGACGCCAGAGGATATAGTAAAAGCTATAGCTACCCTGCAGCTTAATGCAGAGGAGGCTGCCAAGGAAGTGGGCGAAATCGACAAAGAGGAAATCCTTATACTGATTGATGCGCTTGACTACAGGAAAACGGTCAAGACAGCAATCCTGGAAAGGGTGGCACAATTAGAGACCAGCGGAGAGGAAGAACAGGGCGACAACGAGGAGGATAAGGGTCAGGGTGATGCATAATGGCAGAGAGAACATACACCTATGACCCAACGAAGATCAAAGAAAAAGGCAAAGATAGAATGCGCTTTGAGCTTGGCGACACCATGGTAGAGGGAGGAGCCGAAACGGCAGCGCTCTCCGACGAGGAAATCAATGCCGTTTTGGAGATGTACCCGAACAAGTGGAAAAAAGCCAAGCTGGCGCTACTTGAAAGCATATGCCGGCGATTTTCATACGAGGTAGACACCGATGTCGGTCCTCTTTCCCTGGGCCTACAAGCCCGCGCAGAAGTATGGTGTGAGATGTATAAGGAGCTCAAGGCCGAATTAGGTAATTATTCAGTGCCGAGCGTAAATCCGGCCGCGATAAGCGGCGACCCATACTTCTACAAAGGAATGATGGATAACCCGGCAACAGGACGAAAGGAAGGTGGGGGATGTGTATCTCAGGCCAGGAAACCTTTATAAAGACTTCACCGTAGAGAAAAAAGGCAGGTCCATAAGCTCACGCGGGAGAGCAAAAAGCGGATACAGCGACGACGGAGAGACAATAAGAGGTATCCTGGCCGAGGCCAAACCCCAGGAAAAGGAGCGATGGCGGCAGCTCCAACATCCCATAAGTCATGTAATAGTCCAAAAAGGAAAACCCAAGGCGGCTCCGGAAGACCGCCTGGTCTTTGGAGACAGAATATTCTTCATCCAGGGAGTAGACGAACCGGGCGCCTTGGGACTTTGGACCATTTACTATGTGGAGGAACGCTTCGATGGCTATGAACATCAAGATTAAACCGGAAATAGACAAGATCGTGGACCAGATAAATCACGAAGCTAAATCAAGAGCCTTCAGGGCCGCCAATGAGCTCCGAAACGCTGCGCTTAATGTCCTGCGTGGCCAAAGATCAGGTCGCGTTTACAAAAGGCCATTTTCAAGCAGCAGATATACAGCGTCGGCGCCAGGAGAACCACCTGCAGCAAGGACCGGTAACCTGCGCTTAAGCTGGAAGCCGAGGACAGGATCGGAAACAGCAGGAAATAGCCTAACGGTAAGGCCTGCGATTATTACTGATGTGAAATACGCTCCAATCCTCGAAAAAGGATTTGATGGCGAGGTCCAGAAGACAAAGAAGCTGAAGAAAGGCGGAACAAAAACTATAAGTTACCACCTGACCATTGAGCCGCGTCCGTTCGAGGAACCGATAATCGAGGCTGCAAAGCCGAAGATTAAGCAAATCTACAGCGAGCCATATCTCAAATAAAACCAGGGAAGGAGGGAAGCCATGCCGTTAATAATTGACACTACCAACAAAGTGTTTGATAAAGCCAGCGTGCATAAAGGAGATTTAATCAGAGCGAAGCATGAGACATGGGATGAACCCAGGAATGGGATTGTAACAGCGGTGAGCGATAAAAAGCTGACCGTTTTATTTTTGCCAGGCCTGGGGAATGTCACGAACTACTTCACGATACTCGCTTCAGAAGTAGCTGCCGGGAAATGGACGGTCAAATGGACTACCGACATGGAGACCATCAAAACCGAAGGCACGGCAGGCGATGAACAATGACACTGGAAGATTTGATTTATAACCGACTTTTAGCCAGCAAAAACCTCACGGACAAGCTGGCCAAGTTCGACAATCTGCCGGCGATTTTCTATCAGGCAGCTCCCGGGGACCAGAACGAAGGCTGGAAAGGCAAAAAGCAGTATCCGAGGATTGATTTTGTGGTAGATATGCAGGCCAATCCGGAAAGGCAGAGCTCCGGATTAATGACGCTCAATATATGGTGCATTGAATCAGGAATTCCTCCGGAAGAAATAGAGCCGGAAGTGCGTGCTGCTTTATGTGATGTGTTCATGCAGCCGGCCGAACAGCCTCCGTACTGCCTGGCCTGGGTAAGGTCTGACAGCTTCGAAGTAAGCGCAAACACAATAAAAGGATCCCATGTAAACGGCATAACAGTTCTTTTTGACGTGCTGGCTTTTCCCTGCCAAGAGACAACAGACCCGGATCCCATCATGGCCATGAACGAGTTCATCAAGGAATGGGAACCGGCTGCTGTACTGATAGGGAGAGACAAGATCCCGGACTATTTCACAGCAGGCAATGACAAGCCTGCTTTTTATTTCAGGCTTGCGACTTTAGAGCTGGCCCAGGAAACAAATACAGTGGCATGGATGCACGGGACCATAGCTGGACATGTGTTTGCTCCATCCGCAGAAGCAAGGCTGCAATGGCTGAAATACCTCGTAGACACGCTGGCAACCCAGGGAGAGGTTACAATGCTGGACACATCTCCCATGTTCATACGGAGCATTAAAGCCGACAGCGCGGCCAATTACCTTATAACAGGACAACTTCGAATAAATGTTCGGTTTGGCATACTCCGCAGACCGAAATATTCACATGTGCTGGCAAAGACGAATATCCCGCGTGAGAAACTGGAGGAAAAGGTAAATGTCAACGTAGCGCCGCAGCCAACTGCAGGATATACGGTCGAATATAAGCTCGCAGGAACAGATTATGAGGAATAGGAGGTTATTCTATGGCTGGCAAAACCGAAAACATCAAGAAGACCAGCTCCGAGGAGCAGATAATCCAGGAGCCCGAATACACAGCCGAAGAGCTCGCTGCAGCATCTGAAAAAGTGTTCGGTAAAAAGGTCATGCCTGAATGCGTAATAGCTGCCTTCCGCGTGGCAGGCGTTACAAAAGCCACAAAAACACAGGCGGCAAAAATAGTAAGAGATTTCATGACGAAGGAGGTCAAGTAAGATGGCAGGAGTTTTCACGATAGGTGAAAAGAAAGTACGCCCTGGAGTTTATACCAGATACGAGAATGCCGGCGGAGTAGCACCGGCCGGAGCCGTAAACGGTATAGGCGCAGTAGTTATCAGGGCAAACTGGGGACCACTCAACAAGCTCGTAGAACTTGACAGCCCCAGCGCTGCAGTTTCTACATTCGGAACCGCACTCACCGTGGACGCAATCACAGAGATGTTCAATGGAGGCTGCAGCAAAGTAAAAGCGGTTAGAGCAGGCACCGGTGGAACAGCCGCAACAATAACCTTGAAAGATGGTGCTTCAGCTGACGTGGTAAAGATCACCGCAAAATACGTCGGCAACCGTCCGTTCAGCGTAACAATCAGGGATAGCTTACTGAACGATGATAAACGCGAATGCATCATTTATTCAGGGACCGCAGAATTTGAAAAGGTGGAGTTTACAAAAGGCTCAACCGGAGCAGGAGAACCTGAAGCTCTCGTGGCAGCATTCGCCAACAGCAAGAACTTCACAGCAGAGAAGCTCTCCGACGGAAACAAGGTGCTGGCAACAGTAGCACAGGCGGCCATGACAGCAGGAACCAACCCGACAGTAACCAATGCCGAATACAGCGCAGCGCTTAATGTTCTGGAAGCAGGAAAGTGGAACGTGCTGTGCGTAGACACCGAAGATACAGCAGTTCATGCGCTGGTTCAGTCTTTCATCCAGAGGATCTACCTCGCCGGAGCCACACCGATGGCCTGTATAGCAGAGACAAAGGATGTGGACCTCGACACCAGGATGAACCATGCTGCAGCATTCAACGATGAGAAAATGGTCTACGTCTTGAACCCGGCATACGACGCCAGCGGGAACCTTTACGACGGATATAAGCTGGCGGCCAGGATCGGAGGTATGATAGCAGCCGTAGCTTCCAACACCAGCCTGACCCATACCGTGATAAACGGATTTGTTTCTCTTGCAGAGCCGCTGACAAATAGCCAGATTGAGAAGGCACTGCAAAAAGGCTGCCTCGTTCTCACAGTTAACGCAAGCGACCAGATCTGGATAGAGAGCGCCATCAACACCCTGGTAACACCAAGCGGCAACCAGGATGAAGGCTGGAAGAAAATCCGCAGGACCAAGACCAGGTTTGAGCTCATCGAAAGGATCGTAGCAACCACCGATCCATTGATCGGCAAGATAAACAACGACAGTGACGGAAGAGCAACATTCATAGCTGCGGCCCAGGGAGTAGTTAACGCCATGATCGGCGAGAAGAAACTCCTGGACGGTACCGTTTACGAGGATCCGCTCAATCCACCTGCAGGAGACAGCGCATGGTTTGTAATTGCTGTTGACGACATCGACAGCATAGAAAAGGCATATCTGACCTTCAAGTTCAGATTTTCGCCTGAATCTTAAGGAAGGAGGATAAGGCATGTTAAATAACAGAGCACCGATTGACGCCAGGAAAGTATTGACCGGGAAAGATGGCGCACTTTATAACGACGAGGGCGTCATGCTGGCCACAGTTGAAACATTCCAGACCCAGGTCAATGTGACAAATGCTAAATATCAGCCGCTGGGAGACGCACAAGAACATGAAGTGTTCCAGTCCTACGGTGTGACCCTAACTTTCACAGAAGTAGTAATCGCAGACGAACGCTTCATCCAGGAGCTGTTCGAAGGAATGAAGACCGGAGTAATGCCGGCATGGAATTTCCAGGGCGTGGTGAAAGGACGCAACGGAAGCGAACAGCGCATGATTTACAGGCAGTGCGTACCAAGCGGCACCATAGATCTGCAGAACCTTTCCGTGGGAGACACCATCAAGAGAGCTTGGAGCCTCTTTGTCAACGATCCTCCGGAATTGCAGAGCTTGTTAACCGCCTAATACGCAGCCTAATATGCAATGGAGGCGTGCAGGCATATAACCAAATATTGATGGCCGTCCTGCACACCAGGGCGGCCAATTTTTTAATTTAAGGAGGTTATGAAATCATGGCAAACGATAAAATCGAAAAAACCAAAACTGAAGAGATTGAGCTCACTGAAGAGGAGAACAAGGGCCAGTTAAGAGCATATGAAGACGACATTCTCAAAGGCTTACTGGCGGCTGCAAACTTCAAGGTCGAAGAAGACAACATTCAAACAATCGAGATAGCCAGAAACGGCGTGGTTCTCTTTAAATTCCGCATTCGTCCTTTGACCGAGGAAGAATACCAGGCCTGCAAAGAGAAATACACCAAATACGTCAGGAACAAACAGCTCGGCATTAAATTCCCTGAATATACCGACACCGTAAGATACAGAAGCGCTCTGATATACCAGGCAACCATAGAAGAGGACAGGGCAAAGATCTGGGATAACAAGAGTGCATGGAAGGCTTTAAATGTGCTCAATGGTGTGGACCTTATCGACAAGACATTGCTCGCAGGAGAAAAGGACGCCGTGCTTGAGCTTATCGACAAAATCAGCGGTTATTCAGTTACTGCAGAGGAAACCGCAAAAAACTCATAAAGGCCGGGGGAATGGCCACCCTGCTTCATCACATATTCCAGCGGATGGGCATTCCTCCGGACGAGGTTATGGCCAAACCGCCAGGAGTGAGAGCTTTCATGTTAGCCTCTATGCGCGTGCAGCTTGAGGAAGAAAATAATTCAGAAACAGACGAATAACCTCTTGACTTTCTGTGGCACAATAATTATAATTTAATTGTGGCACAGAAAGTGAGGTGATGAAGTGAGCCCACGCACCGGAAGACCGAAGTTAGATAAGCCTAAAACCATTGAGGTTAAAGCAAGGATCGATGAAGAAATGAACAATCGATTAAAGGAATATTGCAGAAAGCACAATATGACAAGAACCGAAGTGGTAAGAAAAGGCTTGGAAATGGTATTAAGAGAAGAAAAAGAATAAAAAATGGCACCCGCCGTCCTGTCAAGAACAAAGCGAGTGCCACCCACCAGCCGAAGCTGATAAATATATTCTATCAGACTTCTGGCTGAAAAACAAGGAGGATGATAGAATGTCTCAAATTGAAAAGTTATATGAGGCTTACTGCGCAGAGCAAAGCCGCGCACCAATGTCACGAGAAACCATGCGTTTACATGAAGTCCTATCAAGTATGCTTCCTCATAAAGAATACCTGGAAGTAGAGGAACTTATTTCAGCCAGCCATAATAAGCGCGATAAAGAGTACTTTTTTGCTGGATTTCGTGCAGCAATGAGATTATGGGCAGAGGCAATGAAATGAGAAAACTTGATCTTACAGGGCAACGCTTCGGAAGGCTGGTAGTAATTAAAGAAGCAGGGCGCTCATCCGATGGGCGCGTGAGGTGGCTATGCAAATGTGATTGCGGAAATTATACGTCCACTCCAAGTACCAAAACACTGCGAAACGGAACCTGCAGAAGCTGTGGATGCATTGAACGAGAGCGACCTAACAAACTAACACATGGGAAGTCAAACACAAAATTATTTCACGTTTGGAATGGCATGAAGCAAAGATGTTATAACCCCAACAACAGAAGTTATAAAACCTATGGAGGCAGGGGCATCAAAGTCTGCGACGAGTGGCGTGATAATTTTATGGCATTCCATGATTGGGCTATAGCCAATGGCTATGAGGAAGGACTTACAATAGATAGGATTGATAATGACGGAGATTATGAACCGAACAACTGTAGATGGATTACTTTGCAAGAAAATGTAAGTAAAATGAGAAAAGAACAATAATAGCAATGGCGCTAACAATGAACACTGGGAAAACCCAGTGTTTTTGTTATGGAAAATAAAGAAAGGAGGTGCAATATGGCTGCAGAGGTTTTCAGGATCGAGATCCCAATTAGTGTCGAGGACAAGACAGATCCTGGCGTCTCCCAGGCAACACGGAAGATAAATAAATTTGACGAGGCCAACCAAAAGACGCAGGAACGGCTTAACCAGATGAACCGAACAAAATACCAGGTCGTCCTTGATGCATTGGATAGGGCGTCCAGTGTTGTCGGAAAAGTTACATCAAAAGCACGCAGCATAGCGGGTAAGACGTTCAGCTTTACGATGAAAGTAATCGACATGGCCACGGCGCCATTAAGAGGCCTATGGAACTTCGCAACGTCCATACAGGGCGCCATACTTGGCGCAACCGGTGCATTTGCCGGTATTTATAAGCCAATGCAAATCGCCGGCGACTTCGAACAGACACAGATCGCATTTGAAACCATGCTAAAAAGCGCCGAGAAGGCAGAAAAATTCCTGAAGGAAGCGTCAGAGTTCGCAAACAAAACACCGTTCGAATTTCCGGAACTGATCAACAGCAGTAAACTGCTAATGGCCTTCGGATTTGAAGCCGATAAGGTGCTGGATATGCTAAAGACCATAGGTGATACTGCCAGCGGCCTGGGAGCAGGTTCTGAAGGAATAGACAGGATCACAAGGGCCCTCGGACAAATGCAAGCCAAAGGTCGAGCGCAGGCAGAGGAACTCTTGCAGCTCCAGGAGCTCGGCGTACCGGCTAACCAGATACTACAAGAAGAGCTCGGCCTCACCGGCGAACAGGTAGCAAACATCGGTAAAGAAAGTATAGAAGCATCCAAGGTTATAGAAGCCATGCTGCGAGGAATGGAAAAGCGCTTCGGAGGCATGATGGACAACCAATCCAGGACGGCCAAAGGTATGATATCAACCCTTAAGGACACTCTCGAAAACTCACTTTTAAGACCATGGGGACAAGGTCTATGGGAAGGTATAAAGCCGGGACTTGAAAGGATCACAACCTGGATAGATGAGAACCAGGACATCATAGCTGAATGGGGAGAGGCCTGGAAGAAAGCCG